ATGCACGAGAGGAAGATCCTTCTTGGATTTTACGAGTGTCGTTTTGACATATTCGTAATGAGGATTGTAGATAGAATCCTTGACATACTCCCAGCGTTGCTCGAATGTCATCTTATCCCTGGCAAGGGCTTCAGCTCTGAGATCAAAGAAATCGAACACGTGGAACTTGAGCTTCAGAGGATTGGTCTTGAAGGTACTCGTGAGTTCCTCAAAGTTGAGGTTAGGGTCAAAGGCTTCACCATCAACGTATTGACCATCCTTGAGTCCCTTACCAAGAATTTTAGTTCCGGGGATGATCTTCCCAGTTCTTGAGATGCCACCATCTTTGGAGACAAGTAGGCGAACACCATCCAGTTTGGGTTGAACGTAGAACGGTTCGGAGATGTATTTCTGGCGATCTTCCCATTTGTTCGCCAACATGGGAAGCACAGTCGTAGCCTTGGTATTCGCATTCTTCCAGATAGTTTTAGCACGTTTCGTAGCACTATCGTATCCGAGCGGTACCTCAATCGCAGACTTAGTTTCTTTACCATTAACTTGTCCAGTCGTTTTCACTATACACCAGACCTCGTTGATTTCCTCGACACTGATGTCAAGGTAGCGCTTCTTGTTGTTTTTATCGGTAGTAAAAATTGTATCCATTATAATAATAAAAGATATGATTCAGGTGGTAAATTATGAGAAGATGGAGCGACTTAGGGCTCCTCCGCTCACAAACGTACCTGTCAACCTGAACACTTTAAGTATTATTATACTGATAGTGGGACTTATTTATATGTATAAAAGATATATTACTATTAAACAATCTCGTGAACAATCTCGTACTTGAGACATTCGCTAGAATCTATGTAGACATCATGTGTCATCATTTCCTTAAACTTTGGTTTAGGAATCTTCGTTTCACTCGCGTACAAACGTTTCATCATTTTCATGATCTTTTTGCACGTTTTTAACTCATCTCTTAAATCCTTATATTTACCCATAAATCCCGCAGACAACTGATGTATGAGTATATGCGCATGCTTTCCAATCATCCGTTTCTTACCACCGAGGAGCATAAACGTCGCAGCACTACAGCACGTACCCTCGGCTATCGTATGAACTCTTACACTGGAACGTCTGAGTGTGTCCATGACACCCATACCAGCGTATACATCACCCCCATCACTACAAATGTGAATGGTTATAATTGGATCATACCCAGGAAGTTCGATCGCTTTCTTTCTCAAATCTATTTCTAATTTTCTGAATGTTTCTGTAAATTTTAGAATACTAGTTCGATCTATGTCGCCATAAAAATAAATGTCGCACCCAACGACGCGCACAATTTCTTGGGTCTCGTCTTCACTCTCTTCGTCAGAGCTCATTTAATACATGTGTCATTTTCTTTTTAACTTTCATAACTTCACTCGTTTTCAATTTGTTATGAAGAGCTAAATGATTCATCACGTCGAAATCACCAGGTTCCAGCTTATATTTAAAACATGTCTCAAAATTACCAATTTTCGCGTACTCTCGAAGAATTTGTAATTCTTCTACACCGATTTTTGTAGTGTTTCTATTTTGAATATTTTGTATTTTTTGTAATCTCATTTTATAATTACCATACTTTGTCCAGGTACTTCCAGCTTGTAATTCATCTGGTTTTAGTAATTCACCCAAATAATGCTTGGGTGTAGCTATACCACATAAGGTATAATAAGGCATAAATTCCCATTCCCCCTTGTATATACCAGCGTCGTACACATCTGCTAGAGATAATGACTCTGAAATTTTTTCAATATTACTCTCATTCGAATGTGGGTAATTACCATGTATAACATCTATCACGTGTCCCCTTTCATGTACAGTTTGTGAAATATCAAATGTCCCCCTATGACACAACACTTCGACGAGTATACTTTTAGACGTTTTAAAAATATCCTTTTCATCAGACTTATTAATATAATGATAAAAATCGCGAATGTTCCCAGCGCACTTATCCGATGCAAAGCGAGCCCCGGGGTTCTCTGGTTCTAAAGAAGCTATTTCATCAGCCGTTCGCTTGGGTACGATTATCAACTCAAACCCAGGTATTATATGAACAGAATTTGAAACAAAAACGACAGAACCCGTCGTTAAAGGTTCCTTTTTTGAAGTTATCCTTTCCATGAGTTGTCTGTGCCCATACACATTGACATCATACCCATCTATGAATATATGAAAAGATGTTTCACCTATGAGATCTAAAAAGGTACTCTTTCTTTGGAAAAGTTCACTATGTATCTCTATACTATTGGAATTATCCAAAACTTTTTCCAAGATGAATGTTTTTCCTACACCAGAAGAGCCACATAAAAACACGTTCAACCCCTTTTTAACACATTCTTCCAATCTTTGAAGTTCTTTCGTGTGAAGCGTGGGGGTTGGATCTTTTTTTTGTGGAAGTATTTTAACAAAGGCATCCATGTCTGAAGACTTTACTGAACAAGCGCTAGATATTTTTTTAGAAAATGATACACTTCATAAAAAAGTTATTGAACCTATCAAACGAAAGGTATACCCTTACGTTATAAGTATTTTACTCTTTAATGTTATTCTTTTTTTGATGTTGGCTTATCTGACTCATCGAGTATATCTGCTACAACTTTGATATTCTCTAATTCTTTGTTTTTTACACGACGGATACCTTCTATCTCCTTATCTAATTCGTGGCGCATCTCAGATTCACTCATGAAGGTTTCTATGGGTTGAATGTGTAATATTTCGGGTTTAAAGAATTCCGAATCTTCAGGAAATTGTTTTTCAAACGCTTGGATGATGAAATATGGCAGAGGTGGAGATTGTTCTATGAGTCGGTCATATTCTGCGCGACATGTTTCTATCATAGTCGTCCCGTCTATAGAACGTTCCTCTACAGGGAGAGATAACTCCAATCGAATAGTGCGGGAAAGTTTACCGTATTGGAGTGACGCAACTCTGCATCCTTCCATCATTTCGTTAATTTTTAAGAATTGCATGATCGTGGCTATGATTCCTGCTATCAGATTCATCGCACCGATTACAGATGGGACCGCACCTCTCATGTTTTCTGGAAACGAATTCTGTGCAAAATTCGCAGTTCCCGTTATCGTCGAAAGAACAATAACTGGTAATGTAAATCTCATACTTTGTTTTTTGAAGACTAAATATGCGTGATTGTGCATGTATCTATAGCAGGCGGACGCCTCGCCCCATGTTTTCAGGATAACTTCTTGCTGAGGATGCCAAAATGGGACAACTTTGGTAGACTTTTTGTTATTCATACTATAAGTTCGATAAATTTCTGAGACTACTATAAATGAAAAAGAAGCTTAATCCTCAAGTCGCGACGTTCATTATAATAGCACTTCTCGCGGCTGTCATGTATCTTCTGATGTACCCTAAAGAAAATATCGTTCAAGTTCCTTTCCCTGTAGAAACGATAGCACCCAGGGAAGTCGTCATGGAACCCGAATTCCGGAATCCACCTATTAAAAAGTACAAACCTGGACACGTACAGCAGATGGGCGTTCTACTCGGTGATAATAACGAAACACTTCCTTTATACGGGAAAGAGGTTCGAGGTAGACGCGACAGGTATAACTATTATACCGCTACATCTGGGGATCAAATATACCCACTGTCTGTTACACATAATGAAAGGGATTGTATGGATGATATGGGATGTGGGGAACTCTACGGAAACGAGAGCATCAGTGTCATGGGCAACGACTCAAACTTCCAAGCTAAATTGTACAGAACCGATAATTTTTTTTAACTCGGGTTATATAAATGAACGCCGTAGAGCTCGAAGCTTATGATTTAGAGCAAAAAATAGCATCAAATTCACAACTCGCGTATGATGCAAGTTTATCCTCTCATTCGGCCGCGGAGGCGGCGCAGCAGCAGTATTCGATAATTCAACATTCGGAAGCTCAGATCGACACGATAAATCAAGTCATTAAAGAAACGTACGATGAAATTGTAAAACCAGGGACTACATACGTACAATCTGTAGAATATTTACAATTGATGAAAGATGCCAAAGTTGTATTAGAGGCATTTTACACCGCCTCTTTGAGCGCATCAAATTTGGCAACTCCTCATATAAATTTGGCCCGTGAAAAGGGTGATTTGGCTGAAAATTATACTAAATATGTAAATGATTATTCGGTCGATTTACAAGAATTAGCTTCCGACTATAATGTATAATTTATCTAACAAAAACAATTCCAAATTTATTAGTCATTAATTTTTTAGCTTCCTGTAAAGATGGTTTAGACCATAAAAGCCACCTTGACCAAAAACCAGCCGTTTTGACCCCCTGTTTACTCCACGTTTCGCCCATTCTCCCATGACGAGCTAAATATCTTCGCATGCGAGAAGGATCTTTGTGTATGGTATAATCAGAATACCCCTTTCCACCGAAATGAACTTTTGATCCACCCGGAAAAATAGCGGTAAACTTTTTTTCAGGGTGTAAACTTTTGATAAGTTTAACTCTCATTATTTTATACGTAATATAATAATACGATGGCATCCCTAGTCAGATATTTGGACGGATCGTATCTAGATGCTGGACTGTATTGGATTAAGATTGGGGATAAATTTACATCTTTACCTCTCGATACGATACGCACTGTAGATGGATTGTATACATATTCATCAATGCCCTCTGGTGTTTCTGGGCGTTTAGCTGATGGATCATACAAATTAATAAATGGTGGATACCAAGTTCCTAAAATAGGAGATGACGGGTTCCCAATACAAAATATGTACACGTATAGAATCATCGGTGAAGGTGGTGGTTTCGATTTACCACCCGGTACTACTAAAACTCAAAATGGAGAGTTCAAATTACCGGATAATACTATCATAGATGGAAGAGCTGTTAAGATGTCTAACGGTAGTTTCAAACTTCCTGATGGTTCATTTATGTTAAGTAATACTAGTTCACTTAAAATTTCTAAAAATTTAGAAAATGCTGCGACACATGTGGATATCGCAAAAAACGCTGGCGGTCCCGACGGTCTGGCCAAATCAACCAGGACCAAGGTATCTGATATATCCGATGGTATAACCGATTCGTTAACCAACTCTCTCATAAAACGAAATGAAGTTGATGGAAAAATAAAAAATGCGGATGATGCGGTCACTGGTAAGAAAAATCTTGACGAGGGTGCGGATTCACAACGTCCTAAAGATCCCGACCCAGATGCGGATGCGGCTTTGAAAAGACGTATCGACGCTCTCGAAGTTGCGTTAGGTATAGCAGGTTTAGGTATGTTAATAGGTGGTTTATTAATGGATAAGGGTGATGAATCGGAAAGAACCGCGAGCGACAATGTGAAGGGGTGTGTAAGTTTGTGTTTACCACATAATTTTTCAGAATATTATTACGGTAGGGTGGGTTATGATGAATTGAAATATACTACGATGGAAAGTGCGCGCGAAGAATTTCCTAATTTAGCGATATATCAAGATCAACCATTTTGTAGTTTAGAAAATCAGGATTGCTATGCACATTGTAAAGCTGCGTGTTTCAACGTTCATCAAGATGAACAAGAAGATGATGGAGACGGAGACGACGATGATAAACCTTGGTGGGAAAAGTTATTTCCAGATGTGGATAGTAATATATTAACAGCAGTAGGATTGGCTATATTAGCAGTCATAATAATTGCCTTTTTAATCATGATATTCTCACTTTACTCTTCATAGCTTAAAGAATTTCCATTCTTTATGTATATGATTCTGAGTATAGACGTGGGAATCAGAAATTTGGCTATGTGCCAATTTAATGAAACATCTAACCTAGTCGTAAATTGGGACGTTTCCGGAATACCTCCCGAGCATAAAGATGGTGTATATGTTTCATTAAGAAAGCATTTAGACGAAAGACCCTGGATTCTCGAATCAGATATCATTTTGATAGAGAAGCAACCCGATCGTAATAAAAAAATGAAAATGGTGGAACACTTTTTACACGCGTATTTTGTCATAAAAGCTCCAGAATCTGAGACGATCATATACGATGCGAGATTTAAAATTCCAGATGTAGTGGGTCCGGGAAAAGCGCAATATATGAAACGTAAAAAGGTATCCATAGAAAGATGTGAAGCATTTTTACGTGGGGATGATACGAATAAACATTGGATAGAAACCTTCATGAAGTCTAAGAAGAAGGACGATTTAGCTGATACTGTCATGCAAGCTATAAGTTTCACGAAGCGTGTAGAGCCCAAGAAAAAGGAAAAGATCGTGAAGAAACTTGTTCCCCGAAAACCTAATGAAAATCAAAAGCGTACTAAATATTCCAAATGTAACCTCGCGTACATATATAAAAATAGTCCCGAGTGCGAATGTCTAGAGAATAATAAAAGATTCATGAAAGATCTCAAAAGGTATTATAGATCCATAGATGATCTGATTAAAGAAATGACCCTTTGATAATTCAAAATGCAAGTAAACGTACTCGACCATGGATTCGTGCGACTCGTCGACACTATGCCCAGAGAAAACCTCGACAACTCGATTGTTCAGGCAGCTCGTGTCTCTTATGGAGATGGAACGAAGACTTCTCGTGGAGATACTGGGCTTATTAGATATCTGATGCGACACTGGCACACGACACCTTTCGAGATGGTAGAGTTTAAGTTTCACATTAAGATGCCCATTTACATCGCACGCCAACATCTTCGCCATCGTACCGCGAGTGTAAATGAAATGTCGGCTCGATATTCGATCGTTCCCAAAGAGTATTACAATCCGGATACCATGCGAGGACAATCTGAGGTCAATCATCAGGGATCAGAAGGTGAAATTAGTGTAGCGTCCGAACTATCCGATGCGGGGTCTCAACATCTCGAGAATTCGTTTGATATCTACGAAAAATTACTCGAAGAAGGTGTTTGTAGGGAGCAGGCCAGGGGAAATCTCCCCCAATCGACGTATACGGAGTTCTATTGGAAGATTAACCTTCATAATCTCATGCATTATCTTCGCCTACGAATGGATTCTCATGCCCAGAAGGAAATACAAGAATACGGTAAAGCTATGTATGATCTCGTAGAACCACTCGTTCCTATCACGATGAAAGCGTTCATGGATTTTAGAGTGGACGCGATTCAATTAACTGGTCCAGAAATCAGGGCCCTCAACCATGGAGAGATCATCAAATCCCCCGGGGAGCGCAGGGAATTTGAAGAAAAGTTAAAACGTTTAAATTTAAATGTCGATACAAAGTAAATGCTCGCCATAACAAATACAATGACCGTATTCGCCGCTGACAAGAAAAATAAGGGGTTCAAGAAG